CAAACGGCCCGCCCGCGGGAACAAGGCCGCTCGGCCCGACGTGAGTCGCGCCATTCCCTCATGATGGAGGTTCCCCATGCCTATTAGCTTTGCCCAAATCCCCGCTAACATTAAGGTACCGCTCTACTGGGTCGAGGTCGATCCCTCGATGGCCGGCCTGCCGACGCTCAATCTGCGGGCCTTGCTGGTCGGCACCATGCTCACAAGCTCGCAAAAGGTGAGCACCGCGGTCGTGGCCGCGGGCGGCACCGGCTACGTCGTGGGCAATACCATCAACCTGGCGAACGGCGTCATCCTCACGGTGGCGACGGTGACGACCGGCGCGGTGGCAACGGCGACTGTCACCAACGGCGGCAGCATTCCGAGCGCGGCGACACCGCCCGCCGGGCCGCAGCCGCAGGTGTCGACCAACGGCACCGGCACCGGCGCGACGTTTACGCTGACATGGGTTGCCAATCCGAATGTCGGTGCCGGCACCGCGACACCCAACATTCCGGTCGCGATCGGGACGCTCGCGCAGGCCGAGGATAAATTCGGCCGCGGCTCGGAGCTCGCGCGGGTGTTCAAAATCTTTTTCAAGAATAATTTTGCCAACGAGGTATGGGGCGGGCCGGTCGCCGAGGCGCCTGGCGCCACCGCGGCACAAGGGACGATCACCGTCACCTCGCCGCCGACCGAGGCGGGATCGATCCACCTCTACATCGGCGGCCAGCATGTCGCGGTTAATGTCGGCGGCACCGACACCGTGAACCAAGTCGCACAATCGATTTGGGACGCCATCGATGCCGCGGACGATCTGCCGGTGGTGCCATCGGTTGCCGGCGCGGTCGTGACGCTCAAGGCCGCGTTCAAGGGTGTCAACGGGAACGACATCCGGGTCGAAAGCAATTATTTCGGCCAGATCGGCGGCGAGGTCACACCGCCCGGATTGGTGATCACATATCCGGCGACCGGATTCCTCACCGGCGGCGCTGGCGTGCCAAACTTCGATTCCTTGATCATGGCGATGGGTGAGCAAGAATACGAATACGTATGCTTGCCCTATACCGATAGCACCTCGCTCATGGCATGGGAGGAGGAATACGGATTCGGCGACGAGGGCCGATGGGGTTGGAAGCGCCAGCATTTCGGCCATATCTTTTCGGCCAAGCGCGGGCTGTATTCCGACCTCATCACGTTCGGGGCCACACGCAACAGCGGCGTCGTTTCGATTATGGCGTTCGAACAGAACACGCCGACGCCGATGTATGAAATGGCGGCGGCCTATACCGCCAAGGCGCAGCGCAGTCTCAGTAATGATCCGGCTCGCCCGTTGCAGACGTTGCAAATGGCGCACACGCTGCCGGCCAAACTACACGACCGCTTTAACTGGCTCGAGATCAATTCGCTGGCCTCGACCGGGCTGGCGATTCAAAAATGTTGGGAAGGCTCGGGCCTGCCGCAAATCGCTCGTGAGCAAACGACCTACCAACTCAATCTCTATGGTCACGGTGACGATGCCTATGAGCTCGTGACCACGCTCGCGACGCTGGCCAAGCTCCTGCGCAATCAACGCCACGCCATCACGAGCAAATACCCACGGCACAAGCTCGCCAATGACGGGACACGGTTCGGGCCCGGTCAAGCTATCGTGACGCCGGGCATCATCAAGGCCGAGCTCGTCGCGCAGTATAAACAGGACGAGTATTCCGGCCTGGTCGAGGACACCCGGAATTTCAAAAGGTTCCTGTTAGTCGAGCGAGATCCCGATAATCCCAATCGGCTAAATGTGCTGTATCCGCCCGATTTGATAAACCAACTCCGCATCTTTGCGGTGCTGGCGCAATTCCGCCTGCAATACGATCGCGGCGTCGATGTCGAGATCATCGGCTATACCGGACTCTCGGGCGTGGCCGGCTCGCAAGGCGCGCGCATCCCGTCCGGCGGGATCTAATTAACGCCCACCTCGGCCGCGCGGAAATGCGCGGCCGCCTTTCCTTCCTTCCCCCCCAAAACGAATAGGAGTCTACGATGGCGCAACGTGTCGCTGGCACGGCGTTCCTGATGGTTGACGGCGGGCAGCAAAGAGTCCGCGGCAATTTTCTGGTGTCGCCAAACGCTTTCGAGCGCAACATGCTCGCGGGTCAAGATGGAGTCCATGGATACCAAGAATTGCCGAGAGTGCCGTGGATAGAATGCGATCTGACAACGGTGCAGGAGCTCAACCTCGAGGATCTCGAGGCGCAAGTGAATGTCACCGTCGTCGCGCAACTCGCGAACAGCAAGCAGTATTCGCTCGGCAATGCCACCTGCAAGGGCGGCATCGATATCAACACCCGCGACGGTCAATGCCGGGTGCGATGGGAGGGTGAATTTTGCGAGGAGATCCAACTTTGAACAAGCCCGAACGCGAGGGTTTCGTCGACGCCGAGGCGACCGAGCTCGAGCCGGTGGCGGACACGCCACCGGCACCGGCCGAACCGCCGGCCGAACCGCTGCCCGACACCTGGCCGATGGTGGTCAAGCTCATGCACAAGCCGGTGCAACGATCGGTCGCCGCGGACACGGTTAAGGAATTGGCATTCCGCGAACCGACCGCCGGCGACATTATCCGAGCCGGTGGCAATCCGGTGCGGGTCGAGGTCGCCGACGTTACCGGCAATCAGGTCACCTACAATTTCAAGATCGACGACGCAAAAATGATGCGGCTCATGGCGAGCCTGTGCGGGATCGTCGAACCTTACCTCATGAAGATGGACACGCGGGACTATAATTCCTGCGCGTATCGGCTACAACGTTTTTTCATAGCGGAACAGGGGATGTGGTGAACCCCGACGACATCATTCTAAACTGTTACCGCCTCGCCGAACGCTATCACCAAAATCCCGATGTATTCGTTGAAATGCCATTGAGTAAAATCAACGCGCACATTCGCTACACCGTGCGATTGATCGAAGCGCAGAACAGGGCGCGCGAAAGCGGCGCAGATTAAATGGCCGAGCAAGAGGAACTACGACTAACAGTAACCGTCGACGACCAGGCGACGGCGCAATTGCAAGGCTTGCGCGCGCAACTCTCGGCCATGGGCAGCGGCGCGCAGGCCGCCGGCATGGAGCGGGTGCGGCGGCAAAGCATCGAGATGGGCCGCGGCTTTGCCGGGTTGTCGAGCGAGCTCTCGGCGTTTGCCACGCGCGCCGGCGTCATCGGTGGCGTGGTCGGCGCGATTTCCGGCAAGCTCCTCGAGCTCGGCAGCGCCTTCATCAATCGCGTGACGGATGTGAAAGGGTATTCCGACGCGATTTTCAACTTGAACAAAAATGCGCAGATGGCCGGCACGAGCTCCGCGCAGTTTCAATTGAATATGGAAAAGCTCAAAGAGGCGACCGGCGGCACCGCCGAGCAAGCGACCGCGAGCCTGACAAAATTCGGCGAGGTGTGGGTCGATCTGCAACGGCAGAACAGTCAATTCCGGCGCTCGATGATGCAGGGCCTCGCGCCCGAGGATGTGCCGGCCATGGCCGACATGCTCTCGCGCATGGCGCAAAGTGATGTCACGACAGCGCAGAACATTTACATTCAAGGCGCCGACAACATTTTGAGAAATTGGGAAAGGGTGGGGCAACGCGCCCGCGGCCTGCAAGTGCGGGCCGAATTTTTGGCGCGCGGCGGATTGCAAAACGTGCCGGTTGGATTTCAGTTTCCGCAGCCATCTCCCGAGGAGGAGGCGCGGGCGAATGCGCGCCTGCCGGCCGCGAAGGCTTATCGCGAGGAATCGGAAAAGACCGCGACGGCATGGGAGCGGTGGACCACGAGCGCCGCGGCGATTGCGATGCAGATCCTTCCGCTCGGCGAGGGGATCAAGGTTGCTCGCGAGGCCACCGAGGGCGCGGCCGAGGCTACCGTAAAATGGGAAGATGCCTTACGCCGGGCCGGCGGCTTGATGAATTGGCTTAAGGAAAATGCGCCGTGGTGGATGAAAGGCGAGGCGCCGCCGGACACCCGCACGCAACGCGAAAAGGATTTCGACGCGCGCGCTGCCGAGGTTCGCCGGCAGCAAGAGGAGCAAGCCGCGCAAGCGGCACGTGACGCTGCCGCGGCCACCGCGCGCACCCGGGCTCCCGCGGCGCCGCCGCGCTCGACCGTGCCCGGCGGAGGCGTCGCGCCGCGGTTACCGGCCCGGCCGCGGAGCACCGTGCCCGAGGTGCCGCCGCCCGTCATTCCGGCGCCGCCCGAGCCGCCGGCCGAGCCGCTGGCACCGGACATC